CGCTTCGACAATGCGCCGTATCAGCGCGAGCCGATGGACATGGCCACGCATCCCGGCTGCTACCGAATCTCTCTCATGTGGGGCGCCCAGGTCGGCAAGACGCAGCTGGCGCTGTGCCTGCAGGGCTACGGCATCGCCCACGAGCCGCGCAGCCAGATGATGATGCAGCCCAGCCAGGGCGACCTGACCACTTGGCTGGAGACCAAGTTCAACCCGATGGTCGACGCCAACCCGGTGCTGCAGAACCTGCTGGCCAAGCCGCGCAGCCACGAGGGCGTCAACAACCAGCGGATGAAGAGCTACCCCGGCGGCTTCCTGATGTTTGCCTGGGCCGGCTCCACCAAGACCATGCGGGGCCGGTCCGCGCCGTGGATCGTCGCCGACGAGGTCGACGGCTACAGCGGTACTGATGAGGGCGACGAGGTCGAGCTGCTCTGGCAGCGTGCCGCGACCTTCGGCGACCAGCGGCTGCTGCTGGAGATCTCCACGCCGACCATCAAGGGTGAGAGCCGCATCGAGGCGGCCTATGAGCTCGGCGACCAGCGCCGGTTCTATGTCGCCTGCCCGCACTGTGACCAACACCAGACCCTGCGCTGGGATCAGGTCAGCTGGGACAAGGACGAGGAGGGTAATCACTACCCGGAGACCGCCGCCTATCTCTGCGAGGGCTGCGGCAAGTGGTGGAACGACGGCGAGCGAATCGCCGCGATCCGCACCGCCGAGCAGGTCGGCGCCGGCTGGAAGTCGGCGAAGCCGTTTCGAGGGCATGCCAGCTACCACCTCAACGAGCTTTATTCGACCTTCCGCCGGCTGCGCGACATCGTCCAGTCCTTTCTCGACAAAAAGGCCAAGGGCGACCTGCAGTCATTCATCAACGTGTCGCTCGCCGAGACCTGGGAGGAGCAGGGCGAGAAGGTCGAGGCGCACGTGCTCATGCAGCGCGCCGAGAGCTACAAGGCGCCGGTGCCTTCCGGTGGCGTGGTGCTGACCGCTGGCGTCGACATGCAGCAGGACCGCCTCGAGGTGGAGACGGTGGCCTGGGGCTATGGTGAGGAGTCGTGGTCGGTGGACTACTCCGTGCTGTGGGGTGATCCGCTGCAGGACGATGTGTGGCGAGACCTCGACGACTACTTGGCCACCACCTGGACTCACGAGAGCGGCGCCCAGCTGGGCATCATTGCCGCCTGTCTGGATACCGGTGGCAGCACCGGCTACACCCAGCGAGCCTATGAATACGCCCGGGGCAAGACGGGCCGGCGACTGTTCGCCATCAAGGGTGTGCCCGGCTGGGACAGGCCGATCGTCACCGCGCCGTCGCGCAAGCGCACCGGTCGCGGCCAGCGCAAGGTCGACCTGTTCAGCGTCGGCGTGGACGAAGGCAAGCTCACCGTCATGCGTCGCCTGGCTGTCGAGCAGCCCGGGCCCGGCTTCTGCCACTTCCCGGCCGAGCGTGAGGCCGAGTTCGTCCACCAGCTGACTGCCGAGAAGCTGGTCACCAAGTACGTGAAGGGCGTACCCCGTCGCGAGTGGCACCAGACCCGCCCGCGTAACGAGGCGCTCGACTGCCGCGTCTACGCCTATGCCGCGCTCAAGATCGCGTCACCCAGCCTGAAGCGTCATGCCGCCCGCCTGGCCGAGTACGAGACCCCCACCGAGGAGCGCGAAGCCGCGACCGCTGAGCCGGAGTCCGATGCCGCGCAGGAACTGCCGCCAGCGGAGGCGCCGCCCCGCAAGCGCAAGACTAGGCGCAAAGCCACCCGCCCACGCAAGAGCTGGGTCAATCACTGGTGACGCATGGCAGGCATTCCTTCAAGCATCACGGCAGGCACCACGCTGGCATTCTCGCTGGCGCTGACGGCGTACCCGGCGCCCGGCTGGTCACTGACCCTGATCCTGCGTGGCCCGCAGTCCATCGACCTGGCGTCGACACCGGACGGCGCGACCCACGCCTTCAGCGCAGACGCCGCCACCACCGGCAGCTGGTCGCCCGGCGATTACTGGTTCAGCCTGCGAGCCACCGATGGCACCGAAGTCCACGAGCTCGAGGACGGGACGCTGACGATCCTGCCGGATCTCGCTGCGGCTGCCGAAGGCTTCGACGGCCGCACCCACGCCGAGCGCACCCTGGAGGCGATCGAGGCGGTGATCGAGGGGCGCGCGACAAAGGACCAGGACAGCTACCGCATCAATAATCGCGAGCTGCGTCGTACGTCGATTGAGCAGCTGCTCAAGCTGCGTGACGTCTACCGGCAGGAAGTGCGACGGCTGCGTGCTGCCCGCAAGGGGCGCAGCACCTTGGGGCGCCAGGTGCTAGCGAGGTTCAGCCGTGCGTAACCCCTTCAAGCGTCGAATCGACGAGGCGCCGCAGGCACCCGTTGCAGGGCCGCGGCGCAATCGCGTGGCGGCCATCCCCCGCGCGCTGGCGCGCACGCTGCTCGGCCAGTCCCGCGCTGACCGCCTCTCCGGTGATCTCCCGACGACGCCGGTCCCGGCTGATCAGTTCATCGACAAGAACCTGCGCCCGCTGGTCGCGCGATCCCGGCACCTGCTGCTGACCAATGACTACGCCCGCGGCTTCGTGCGGCAGGTTCGCCAGAACGTGGTGGGCCGCGCCGGCATCCAGCTGCAGGCACAGTCCCGCGACCCTGACGGCACGCTCGATGAACGGGCCAACGATGCTATCGAGTCGGATTTCGCCAAGTGGGGCGATCGCACTATCTGCGACGTCACCGGGCGCCGGTCGTTTCGACAGCTGCTGGTGCGCGCCGTGGAAGACGCGGCGATCAACGGCGAGTTCATGTTCCGGCTGGTCTACGGTTCGGAGCTCAATCCCTGGGGGCTGGCGCTGCAGGTGCTGGATCCGCAGCGTTGCCCGGTCGAGGTCAACGAGGACCGGCTGCCGGGCGGCGAGTTCATTCGTCACGGAATCCGCTACAACCGGCTGGGCAGGCCGGTTGGCTACCTGTTCGGCACCACTGACGCCTCGGATAGTGACTATCGCTTCGGCGGCCGCAACTTCGTGGAGATCCCGGCCGACGAGGTGGTCCACGGCTTCCTGGAAGATCTGGTCGGCCAACGCCGGGGGCTGCCGTGGATGGTCACCGCCGTGCTGCGTATGCACCACCTGGACGGCTTCGAGAAGGCGGCGCTGGTCAATGCGCGCGTCTCGGCCGCAAAGGGTGGCTTCTTCGAGTGGGACGAGGGCATGGGCCCGGCCGACGAGGAGGACGACAGCGAACCCCTGTACATGGATGCCGAGCCGGGCAGCTATCAGGAGCTGCCGCCGGGGCTCAAGTTCAGGGGCTGGGACCCGCAGTTTCCCAGCGGCGAGCTGGCGCCGTTCTCCAAGCAGAGCCTGCGCGGCATCGCCTCCGGGATGGGCATCGACTATCCGACGCTCGCCAATGACCTGGGCGACGTGAACTTCTCCAGTCTGCGCCATGGCGTGCTCAACTCCCGCGACCACTGGATGGAATTACAGGAATGGCTGGTCGAGCAGCTGCTCGAGCCGGTCTTCCAGGCCTGGCTGCCGCGCGCACTGCTCAAGGGCATCGCCGTACCCGGCACCAACGGCGCCACTCTTCGACCCGAGCGCATCGAGAAGTATCGCGAGCACGAATGGCAGCCGCGGCGCTGGGACTGGGTCGACCCCGACAAGGACAGCAAGACGGCCGCCCGCGACATCGCCAACAAGCTCAAGTCGCCCAGCCAGGTGATCCGCGAGCGGGGCGGCGACCCCCGAGCGGTATGGCGGCAGTGGGCCAACGATCGCCTGGCGATGATCGACGCCGGCATTCCTGAGGCGCTGGTCGATGCCGTCCTGGGCGATCCCACCATGAACAGCGGCAGCACCACCGCATCGGCAGGAGACACGAGCAATGAAGGACAAGCGTGATACCCGCGACCGGCTGCACCGGCCGGCGGGCACTCAGCCGGTTACGAATGAAAAAGCCCGGCAGCTGAAGGGCAGCTTTCAGCGCCGCGACCTCACCGACGAGCAGCGGCGCAAGCTGAAGGCGGAGGGGCTGCGTCGAGATCTTCAGGTCGCCGAGGTGCGCGCCCTGGATGAGCAGAAACGCACGGTCGAGCTGGCGTTTTCCAGCGAGGCCGAGGTGGAGCGGTGGTTCGGCATCGAGGTGCTGGACCACGGCGATGGCGCCATGCGCACCGATCGCCTCGAGGATGGGGCGGCCGTGCTGGTCAATCACGACTGGGACGACCAGGTGGGCGTGGTGGAGTCTGTCACCGTGGGAGCCGACCGGCGGGGCCGGGCGGTGGTGCGCTTCGGGCGAGGCGCGCGGGCTTCCGAGGTGTGGCAGGACGTGGTCGACGGCATCCGTCGGCATGTCTCGGTGGGTTACTCGATCCATAAGGTTGAGGTCGAGGAGCGCGCGGGCATGGCCGACATGGTGCGCGTCACCGATTGGGAGCCGCACGAGATCAGCATCGTCTCCGTGCCGGCGGATGTTTCGGTGGGCGTGGGCCGCTCGCAGGAACCGCCGCCAGCGGAGCCATGCCAGGGCGGACCCGATACTGCCAGTAACGGCCAGACCGGCGCTGGCGCATCCCGAACACACCGTAAGGACAGCAACATGAAAGAGAAGATCCTGCGCGACAAGAGCGGCAACCTGGTACGCGCCAAGGTCAACGAGCAAGGCGATATCGTCGAAGTGCTCGAGATGATCGAGCGCGCCGGCCAGGCCGCCGCCGAAGCCCGCGACGCCGGCAAGCAGGCCGAGCAGCAGCGTGTCAAGGCGATCATGGATATGGGGCGCCAGTACGAGAATGCCGAGCTGGCCACCCAGTACGTGACCGAAGGCAAGAGCCCGGAAGAGTTCCAGCGCGCGCTGCTGGACACCATGCACAGCAAGCGCTCCAAACCCCTCAGCGACAAGGGCAGCGAGGGTGACGAGCAGTCCCGATCTGCGCAGCTGGGCATGACCGACAAGGACCTGAAGCGCTATTCCATGATGAACGTGGTGCGCGCACTGGCGAATCCGCAGGACAAGCGCGCCCAGGAGGCGGCGGCGTTCGAGCTTGAGCTTTCCAGCGAGGCGGAGCGCCAGTACGGCAAGCAGGCCCGCGGCATCCTGATTCCGGACGATGTGCTGTCCCGCGCGTTCAATGCCGGCGGTGCCGCCGATACACCCGTCGGGTCGCAGACCGGCCAGAACCTGGTCGATACCCAGTACATGGCGGGCAGCTTCATCGACATGCTGCGCAACCGCACCGTGCTGATGCGGCTGGCCACTACCATGGGTGGGCTGGTCGGCAACGTCGAGATCCCCAAGCAGACCGGTGGCGCGAGCGCCTACTGGGTGGGCGAGGGCGTCGATGCGACGGAAGGCACGCCGTCGATCGGGCAGATCGGTCTCTCTCCGAAGACCGTGGCAGCCTTCACCGACATCACTCGCCGGCTGATGCTTCAGTCGACGCCGGATGCCGAGCGCATCGTGCGTAACGACCTGGCGGCGGCTGTGGCGCTGGCCATCGATTCTGCCGGCTTCTACGGCACCGGCGGCGACATGCCGACCGGCATCGCCAACGTCTCTGGCATCAATGCCGTCGACTTCGCGGGCGCTTCCTCCGGCGGCAGCGGGGCGCTGCCGACGTATGCCGAAGTGGTCCAGATGGAGAGCGAGATCGCCGCGGACAACGCCGACGTGAACTCCATGGCCTATGTCATGGCCAGCGGCATGCGCGGGCACTTCAAGACCACTGAGAAGTTCGCCAGCACCAACGGCAGCCCGATCTGGGAGCCGGGTAACACCGTCAACGGTTACCGCTCCGAGGTCACAAACCAGATCCAGGCCGGCGATCTGTTCTTCGGCAACTTCGCCGATCTGATCATCGGCATGTGGGGCGGCCTCGATCTCACCGTCGACCCCTACAGCCTGTCGAAGTCCGGCGGCACTCGCCTGGTGGTGTTCCAAGACGTCGACATGATGACCCGCCGCGTCGAGAGCTTCTGCCTCGGCCGCGATTCCACCTGATCAGTGACCCATGAATGACGGCCCCGAAAGGGGCCGTTTCATCCTGATCCTTTTCACAAGGTGACCCACATGAGCAAGCAACCCAAGACTGTCGACCTGGAGTGCACCAGTGCCTTCATGGCGGCAGGCAAGATGATCACGCCGGGCAACGTGGTACGTGGCGTGCCGGCAGCCGATGCCGACAACCTGGTCCGCCGCGGCAAGGCGAAGATCATCGCCGACGGCCCCGTGGAAGGCGACGAAGCCGAAGTGCCCGACCTCAATGACCTGACTGTCGACGAGCTCAAGGAGACGGCCAGGGAGTACGAGATCGAGGGCGCCGACAAGATGAAAAAGGCCGAGCTGATCGCCGCCATTGAGGCCGCCGAGGCCCAGGCCGAGTAATGCCGTCTCCGGACTGGGAAGACCTCGACGCCTTCCTCGACGAGGGCGAGTTCGCCGATGCGGTGACCGTCACCCGCGAGGATGGCGTCGTGCTCTCGTTCTCCGGCATCTACGAGGACCAGTACCTCGATGCCCAGCTGGGCGAGTACACGATGGACACGATCCGGCCGCGAGTATGGTGCAAACAGGCCGATGTGCCAGGTGTCGCCCGCGGTGACATCTGCACCGTGGGCGACGCTGCCTATGACGTGATGTCTGCGCCCCAGGGCGACGGCACCGGTATGGCCATGATCGACCTGGCGGTGAGGCTCGATGCTTGATTTCGAGATCGATGAAGGCGAGTTGCGCCGGGTCGTCAGTGAGCTGGGCGCCGCCCCCAAGGAGGTGCGGCTTTCCTTCAATCGGGCGCTGTCCCGCACGGCCGCGACGCTGCGCAAGCTGTCCAGCAAGGGGCTTCAGTCGGAGTTGGGGCTACGCCGCGCCAAGCGGCTG